TTTGGAACCTAGTGGCCTTAAAATTTTTAGTGTGAGAAATAGTTTTAGGGCATGCTCCTTTACCTATGCGAAGAGCAAATCCCGTGTTAGTGCCTAAATCTAATGCAAGAATATTTTTCATTTGGTTTTTCCCCTCATCTCTAGCGCCAAACCCGAGGTCACTATTACCACCTCACTCACCGTAGCCGAAAATTCTGCTAAGGATAGATGGTTTAGATGTTCTTTGTTGATTTGCAATACTCGTTTATTTTGTGGCACCCCTTTGGTATCTAGCATAAAATGTAATTGAGCGATGGCGTTAATCATATTGCCCGAGGTTAATTTACCCGGGACAAAAACGGCATTTATTTTTGGCATAATTTTTCTATTTGTTCAAGTTGTTCAGTTTCTAAAATAAGGCGGTCAAGATAAACTTTGGCTTTTTTCAAATCCAAAAGTCCATCTTTGTGTTTATATCGGGTGACATATTTTATAATGTTACCTTCAATAAAATTCATCCTTTGGGCGGAGATAAAATCCCAAGGTTCAATTGCTCCGGTGCGGTAGTGCAGCGGATCTAATTTAATGTTGTCGCTCATAATTTATTTTTTATAGTGTTTGCCTATCCACCCGCTTGATTCCACTGGGCAGCCTACAGCCCAATCAGGTGTTTTGGCCATAAGGCTGTCAAAATTTTTCTGCACTTTAACTAAGTCATCTTTGGTTAATCCGGCGGTGTCAAACTCTGCCACCAATTCATCATGCACAGATAGCACAACTTCAAAACCGGATTCCTCAACTCGAAGCATAGCCTCCGCCATTAAGTCGCGCGCGATAGCTTGGACAATATTCTCTACTAGTTTTCCACCGTAGGTGCTGATGCGGTAGCAACCGCCAAGTTTTTCCCCAAGATAAGTTAGCTCAACACCATCACCCCAATCACTTTTCTTAATCTCAAATTTTGGGCTATAATAATGCAGGCTCCGCCCACTTGGCAATAAGCATTTAAGAAACCCATTCTCTAGGGACCAAGTGATCTTGCCACAAATTATTTTCTGACGCGAACGGACCGCTGCATAAGCCGCGCGCTCTTGTTCTTTCCAGCATAAAGGGACTTGGGGGTAGTTGTTTCGGTATGCTTGAATTGCCACTCTAGCTAAATCCTCCGAGACGGTAATGCCCCAGCTTAAACATGTTTTATAAAATGTCGCTTCACCCATACCATAACCAGCGCCAAGAATGGCTGCCTTGCCTAGTTGTCTTTGCTCTGCAGTGACTTCTTCAACTGGCACATGATAAATTTTGGATGCCATATCTTTGTAAAGGTCTTCTCCGTTGCGGAATTGCGCCAACATTTTTTCACTACCAGCAAGCCACCCTAAAACTCTGGCTTCAATTGCGGCAAAATCGGATACCACCAGTAGCTTACCTTCTGGCGCGCAAACCATACCTCTGATTGCTGCTGACATAAAGTTCATCACATTTGAGTGCAGCATCTCAATTGCTGTGGCGCTGCCCCTCTTGATCATCTTAACTGAGGTGTCCATATCTTTGATATTACCGCGCGGTAAGTTTTGGAATTGGACCAATCGTCCTGACCATCTGCCCGTTAATGCACCGTGGTATTTAAGGACATCGCGAATGCGGCCATCGCTGGTGGAAGAGTTTAGCATGGCTTCATATTTGGCGGTGCTGGTTTTGCCAAGTGCCTGCCGGATTTCTAAAATTCTTTTAACCTTTGGGTTCTTTATGCCGTCAATCACTCCTGCCAAATATGCTTTGTCATAGGCGTTGACTGACTCCCCTTGCTCTTGGCACCAAGCCATAACTTTGGCTCTTTGGTTCACTGTCTCAAAAGCGCCCTCACTAATTTCTAAAACTTCTTTACTCAGCTTACCAATATATTCCTCAAGGATTTTCAGCGCACCTCTCACTGCTTCTCTGTCAACATAGACACCGCGAAGATTTATCTTCTGGTCAAGTTGCCATATTTCTAATTCTCTTTTTGGTAGCCCTCCTAAGCGTGTGGACAAAGCATATTCTGCTTCCACATCCGATTTGCAATAGTCATATAGTGTTTGGAATTTATCCGCACTATCTTCTGGTAGCATAAAGCCACCAGTTTTTGATTTAGGTTTGCATAATTGCAGCATCACTTTCTTGCCCTCGAGGTCTTTTACTACACCTAAACCTAGAGCAGCACCAGCTGTTTGCAAGCTGCGGGGTAGTGCATGATATGCCGCCACTGCGGCTGAACAGCGCCATCTGTGGTCCACAATTTCTGGCCAGCCGTAGCGTTTGACCATAATGTTTTTCCAAATAGCCTGCTCAAAGAAAGCATTGTGGGACTCAAAAATTTCTTTTCCTTCAATAACGGCTTCGGATAAAATAGTCCGCCCTACCTCTTTTTTACGGGTGAGGGTTTGGAGTTGCTCTTGGGTGATAAGGCTTACTCCCCCTAAGTTTTGTTTTGTAGCTAGACAAATAATGTCAGTGCTTGGGTGTAAAGAGTATTCCCAAGCACCAACCTTTTTAATGTCTGCCTCTGATCTTGTTTCAAAATCTAAGTAGATCATATTATCCTAAAATAGATTTTTTCTTAGGGGCATAGTTAGCTGCATCATCTGCACCTTCACTGATTGATTCAAACTCACTTTCAGCATCTATTCTTGATGCGCCAAATGGTTCGCCTTCCTTAACTTTTTGGAAGTTAATTAGTGAAAGAGACACACCTTTGTTGCCACCTTTTTCATAAGCAAAGCTGTTAAAGCTGGCTCTACCAAAACATCCGCCGTAAATGTCTTCTTCGGCAATGATTGGCTGAGTAGCTGCGTCAACAACACCCGGCTTACGGGTAGTTTTTAGCGTCACAAAGTAATGGTCGTGGTATTCTGGGGCATAAGGTTCACCGTTGCTTTTGTGACCATCACCATCTTTGATTGGTGAGCGCAAACCTTTAGGTGGTTTAGCACCCCATTTTTCGCCGATAGCTTTATCAACTGCATCTTTAAGAACTGAAATGTCAGTGTCTTTAGTAAATAAAATATCAACTGAGTATTCCATTTTGGGAGCAGCTGGGTTCATATCATTTAGTTTTGGTTTTAGTAGGTTAGGGAAACTAATTCTACCGATAGGCGTTTGTGCGTTTGTCATGTTATTATGTGTTTTTTAAGGTTATTATTCTGAAAATTCTATTACGGAAAAATCAGTTTGGATAGAAGGTAAAACTTCTGGCCTTCGATCTTCGATCGCTGCCATTGTAGTACCAGCATCTGGTGTCACCGTTAAGGTGGCCACCAAATTCTTGTCAATCTTCATCGCTTCAATTTGCGCTGGAGATTTTAATTTTGGCTCAGTGAAAAAAGCTGAGGTGTCCATACCTGTTGCCTTAGCTAAGATGTCATCAATTATGTACCCCTCATCTTTCCATCTACGGTTTGATCTCTTGGCAACTAGTTTGAAACCTTCAACCTTTTCGCCGCGTTCTAGTTTACCTTGAGCAAAAGTATGCACTGCTTTCAACCAAGAGATCATCGCGCCAGAGAAGTTCAAAATTTTTGAAATATCCATAGGGTTCAAATTCTCTGGCTCTGGTAAAATAATCGCACCTTCTGCTGTAAATTCTGCTTGAGCAACTGCCAAAGATTTTTCTTGAAGCAATGGACACATAAATTGTGCTGGGCAAAACCTGCACCAGTTCCCTTCTGCAAATTTTGGGTCTTTTGCACGGGTTGCCTTGGCACCAGCTTTTAATTTTTTGGCAAACTGATCAAGGTACCCAACTGTAGTGACCCAAGTTTTGATCGCTTCTCCCATAGCTCTTGGCTGCACCACTGTTAATTTGATGGTGCTGTTTGGATGTAGCTCATAGATTTTAGCCGCGCCTAATCCGTAGTAAGCAAGCTGTGTATTCTCTACTGGACTCACTGCAATGCCTGCCCCGTGTTTGTAATCGATGACTTCAAGAATACCAAGCTGCTCATTATAGATGCAAGCGTCATTGGTGCCAAACATACCTTCTTCAATAAAACTTAGGTCAAATTGAGTCTCAATGTTCAGCTCTCCTTTTTGCTTGCGGACATATTCAACATACACTTGAACTGCGTCAGCCATACCTTGAGTCACTTCATAAAATTCTGGTTTTTTGCCTTTCTTCAAATCTTTTTCGTCAACCAGTTGAAGCTCTTTGCCCAAAAAATCATCTGGGTCTTTATCTTTAGAGATAAGGCATATTTCAGCAAGCTTATGCGCAGCAGTCCCTTCCAAAGCATATTCGCTAGACGGTTGGGGTGGTAATGTCTCGGATAGCTTTACACTACCCGGACAATTTAACCAGCGGGATGCTGATGAAGCCCCTAATTTTGAATGATGGGCCATAGCTATCCTTGGTTAATTTTTTCCAAAAGTTCTGCATATCTAGCAGCTGGTACTTGTGGGAATTGAGTGTAGCCTCCGAGGTCTTTTAGTATTTCACCTAAAGCAGTTTCACCAGTGCCATCTTTGAAGCTATCAATGAAATCAATTAGCTTGGCTAATACTTCATCTTTAGTGAGTTCAACTGGAGCAACTGGAGCAACTGGAGCAACTGGAGCAACTGGAGCAACTGGAGCAACTGGAGCAACTGGAGCAACTGGAGCAACTGGAGCAACTGGAGCAACTGGAGCTTTAACTACTTTAGGGGCTTTAGATTTTGGTGCAACTACTTCTACCGGAGCAACTGGTGTGTCTTTCGGAGCAACTACTTCTACCGGAGCAACTGGTGTGTCTTTCGGAGCAACTGGTGTGTCTTTGCGCAGTTCAGATTCAAAAATTTGTACCATACGAGAGGTGTTAACCACTAATTGTACCAATAGTTCGGTGTTGATGATGCTTAACTGCGCCTCAGTCTGTTTAGAAGCGTTGATTAATTCTTTTAATTTTTCGAAGTCCATATAATTTTTATTTTAGTTGATAAGGGGGATAGTAACATTTTTATGACCCAGTATGTCCAGAGTAGACTCTTTCTTCACTTTCGCAAAAGAAGTTATCCACCTTTGGACACACTGATCCATCTCTTTTGGTTGTGTTAGCAATACTTGCGCATAATCTAATGACCAATTCTCTTTGCCTTCACCACCTTTGATGGTGTCAGTAATTCTGACTTCAACAACTCCTACTCTCTTTGGGTCCAAACCGTCGCCTCTTTCGGCATAAATCTTTTTTACTTCAAAAAAGATGTGGTAGTGAGGTTTAAAAAAACTCTTGAAGAGATTTAATAGTGCTGGGATTTTGCTGATTTCTATGTCCATTTTATTTTACAATTTTGTTGATAGTTTTAAGTTTGTCAAAAGCAGATTTAAGCATTGTCTCATCCAAACTGTCTGCGACAATGTGGAACCTTGCAGTGACGTGAGATTTTTGACCTATTCTTTTGCAGCGTTTAACTGCTTGGTCAATCTCGCCGGGTACCCAGCTTGTCTCTACAAATTCAATATTTTGCGCTGCGGTTAGGGTAATGCCCACACCAGCTGCCTGTATCTGCCCTACAAAAACCCTTACGGATGGGTCGTTTTGGAAAGCATCTACTGCTTTTTGTTTATTTTCCGCAGTCATCCCACCAACCACCATCACCGGTTTATATTCTTTCAAGCCATCAAACAAACCTTGCATCACATCTCTGTGGTAAGCAAAGACTACAACTTTATTAACTGTTTCCAATAGATCGGAAATAACTTGAAGTGAGGTTGGTAGCTTCGCCATAGCCAAGTCGTGTCTTATTTTAGCCAGATCACCCACGCTGCCAACTTCTGGTCGTTTGGTTAAATCCTCAAAAGTGAAGCGATACTCTTCTTCAATAATTTTCTTGGTTTTCTTATCCTGCTCAAACGGTAGCAACTGCAGTGTCACTTCTGGTAATTGTGGCAAAACATCTTGGGCCAATCTTCTGATCATACAAGTAGCGCGTAGGCGATAATTTAATTCAGCTTCGTTGCTCGAACCATTAACATTAAAACCCCAGCGGCCATTGTGCGCGGAGCAGAATTTAAAAGCGTATCTGCGGTAGTCTTCGTAAGGTTGGATAGTTTCTGGCGAAATCATTTTAAGAATGCTGTGCAATTCTATCGGGCGATTAACCAATGGGGTGCCGGTAATCAAAATGGTTTTTTTAGTGGCTTTTTTGACAAGTAGTGCCGTGCTTTTGCTGCGTGCAGTCTTGGCGTTTTTGATATAGTGAGCTTCATCACAGATAAGTATACGGGCGCTATACTCCAAAAGTTGATCAAAGATAATTTTTGATTTGAGCATATCGTAATTGACGATCACCACATTTGATTCTGGGTTAATCTTATCTTTACCGCCAGATAACATTTGAATTTTGTAGGTATCTTCAATACCAAACTTTTCAAACTCTCTGATCCAATTTAATTTTAATGATGCTGGGCAGATAATTAAAACTTTATAGGTGGGTGAAGGTAAAGCAAGGTTTAAAAAAGCAATAACTTGAGCAGTTTTGCCGAGTCCAGGTTCATCTGCAAGAAGCACATTTTTGCGTGAAATTATTTCTTCTACCCCAGCGTTTTGGAAAGGCATTAATCTTGAGTCTTGAAACAGCTTCGGGCCTTGAGCCTTTTCTGCAGACGACTTATTATATTTGGCAGCTAGTTCTGGTAATGCTCCTTCAACTTTACTAGCAACATACCAGTTGTCAGTTGACCAGCGTTTTGTGTTTTCACACCATTTGAACCCCATCTTCTGAACTTCTTTGCGTTGTTCAAAAGTGCATTCAACATAATATTTTCCGTTTTCAAAAATGACTTTCACTGTTTTTCGTGTTGTTATGTGTTATTTGGCGCCAGGGTATTAATATAGAATATCCCCAGCTTTAATTCCCAGTTGCAAACTACCTATAAAATACCTTGCAAAGTATCTTATGCTCACTTGCAACTGTTAATATTTAATCTGTTTGATACCGCCTAGGGGGA